TATGTTTGATCTGTAACAATCTCACTCCTTTGGCAGAGGTGGAAGTAATAACATCCGGCAAAGAGCCGTATATCGGTATCTTGGATAATGTTTTTGATGATATTGCTGATAGGCTTGTTAAGTGGTTTGCTGTTAGAGATGGCATAATAATCATTAAACTTTGTGAGGTATAATTTATGAAAGAAACAATACAGATCATATTCATATCACTTTTGGCGGTGCTATCAATCATAGCACTGCCTTCACTTTATCTATTCGGTTTTTAGTTTCACGTGAAACATATAGAAAGGAGAACACAAAATGGCATTATTCAAACCATCTGCTAAACTCGGTTTTGGCGCAATTGAGCATTATAATCCACAGTATCTCATAAATGAATATACATCATCAGAGATAAGAAAAGAGTATTCAAGACTCAGAGCAATTGCAATCAAGCGTCTTTTCCGTCTTACTAAAGCAGGGTTCGGAAAATCATCTGCATATAAATATAATGCTACAAACACGAAAAAACTGTCGGAACTAACAGATAGACAGATTCCTCTGGCTCTGTCACAGCTTGCACGTTTTATAGACAATCCGCTTTCTACCGTGACAGGGCAGAAAGAATTGAGAACGCAAAAAATAACAAAGTTGCGGTCATATCATTATGACGTGACTGAGGAAAATTTTCAGAATTTTACTGATTTCATGGAACTGTTATCAGAGCAGGCAACTGATTTACAATATGATTCAGAAGCCACTGTAGAATTATGGGAAGCTACTAGATACAAGGTTGACCCAGCCGCATTAGCGAAAGATCTGGATAGTTGGTTAAAGAATCGCTCTCTGATTAGCAAGTTACCGGATATTGAATCAAAAAGCGCAGATGAAATATTGCGTTTGTTAAAGAAGAAAGGAAAAAAATGATATGATAACAGATGTATATGACTTCGACTATTCGATTTTTAAAAAAGCCGGGAAAGTAAAAAGAAAAAAAGGTTCGCGGAATAAGAAAAACTATAAAAATCTGGTTTGCGCTTTCGATATTGAAACCACTCGTATAAAAGAAATTGAACAGTCGGTCATGTACATCTGGCAGTTTCAAGTTGACGAAAAAGTAACTGTGATAGGAAGAACATGGAGAGAGTTTGACTACTTTATGAGAGCAATAGCGTCTGATCTGGAAGACATGGATTATATCGTAGTGTATGTTCACAACCTTTCCTTTGAGTTCCAGTTTTTATCCGGAATCTATCCTTTTACGAAAGAAGAAGTATTCGCACTGGATAAAAGAAAGGTTTGCAAGTGCGAAATGTTTGAGCATTTTGAGTTCCGATGCTCTTATATTCAAACAAACATGAGTTTGCAGACATTCACAGACAAAATGAATGTTCAGCACAAAAAGCTTTCTGGTGATCTTGATTATAACACCGAACGTTATTCATACACGCCGTTATCTGATGAAGAGTTGGCGTATTGTATTAACGATGTACAAGGTTTGGTAGAAGCGATTAAGACAGAAATGAAAAACGATGGTGACACCCTCTATACAATTCCGCTGACCTCAACCGGATACGTTCGGCGTGATGTAAAAAGCGCACTTGAGGGCAACCGCTGGATTATGGGAATCCAGCCGGATTTTGATGTCTATCAAGTAGCAAGGGAAGCGTTCCGAGGTGGCAACACCCACGCAAACCGTTTCTATGCTGGTTGGATTCTTGAGGGAGTCCATTCTGCCGACCGTTCCTCAAGCTATCCGGGTGTTCAGTGCAACAGAAGTTATCCGGTCACCCGATTTCACAAGATTTCAAAACCCGTTCCCGACGCAGGACAGATCATTGATATGATGAAGCGGCGGGAGAAAGCTATATTGATGAGGGTATCATTCAAGGGAGTGTCCTTGAATGATTACTCCTGGGGGTGTCCTTATTTGGCAAAAGATAAATGCAGATCAATTATAAATGGAGTATTCGATAATGGTAGGGTACTAAGTGCAGATTATTTGGAAACCTCTATCACAGATGTTGATTTAAGAATCATAGTCGAAGAGTATCATATTAACGAAATTGTACCGATAGAAGTTTATACTGCGAGATACGGCAAACTTCCTGCCGCTATGATTGAAACCATTTGTCTGTATTATAAAAAGAAAACAGAGTTGAAGGACGTAGAAGGGCAGGAATATTTTTATATGAAAAGTAAAAATAAGCTTAACTCTATCTACGGCATGACAGCGCAAGACCCTGTCAAAGAGTCTATTCTGTATCAAGATGAAGAATTTACAATTGATACATCAAAGACTAAAAAAGAATTATTGGAAGAGTTCATGAAAAGGGCGTTCATCCCGTACACATGGGGCGTCTGGTGTACCGCATGGGCACGGTACGAGCTGGAACGGGGAATGAGGATTGTAACTGATCAAGGTGGCACGTTTATTTACTGCGACACCGATTCAATTAAGTATCTAGGTGACGTGGATTTTTCAGAATATAATAACGAAAAAATAAAGTTGTCTAAACAGAACGGTGCATGGGCTACTGACCCGCAAGGTAACAATCATTATATGGAAGTCTATGAACAGGAAAAGGACACCGATCGGTTCATCACATGGGGAGCGAAAAAGTATGCTTATGAAGTGGATGGAAAATTAAAGATCACGGTCGCAGGAGTACCGAAAAAAGCCGGTGCGGAAGAGTTAAAGAAGAAAGGTGGACTGGATGTATTAAAGCCTGGGTTTGTATTCAGCGATTGTGGGAAATTGGAAACCGTTTACAACGACAAACCAGAAATAACAAAATATAAAAATAAGGATGGAAAGACGATTGAAATAACGAAAAATGTAGTGTTGCGTCCAACCACGTATGCAGTAGGCATAACGAAGGAATATGAGGATATATTGCAGGATGCCCTTTTGTATAATCAATCAGTAAAAATTTTAAAAGGAACAAATTTATTAGCTTGACAAAAACTACAAACAGGTTTATAATAGGTAATGTAAAGAAGAACAATACAAAGAAAGGAGCAGAAACATGAAAGGAACTATAAGCAAGACAGTAGTTACTACTCTGTTAGAAGTGACTCGCTACAACGAAGAAACGAAATCGGAGGAAACGGTTACTAGAAAGTTCATGACACTGAGAACCCCCAGCCACGAGCGCATTGAAAAATATCTTATGGAAGAAGATAAAGGTTACCTTAGTTTCAAGGTGATTTCCACCGAGGAAGAAGTATACACCATGAGCGCCGTAGACTTTATTAACAACGCAGTGAAAAAGGAGAGATAACAATGAAAATTATTAGAACTAAAAATGAAAACATCAGTGTAAAAGAAAAATACCTCATGTGCATGAGCCCAGAGATTCAGCGCATGAGAGATATGGAAGGGATGGATGTTCCGGTGATTAACTGGATGATTTATTCCGACAAGGACAAAGAAGGAAAAGAACAGACCCTTCTTTCGATCCTGTCAGAGGATAATGTTGCGTATGCGACAAACAGCCCGACTTTTATCGAAGCATTTACCGAACTCTGTGACATGTTTTCAGACAGCGGGGAAGAGATTATCGCTATTAAGGTAATCGGTAGACAGTCAAAAGCAGGACGGCACTTTATCACCTGTGCCTATGCAGAGTAACTAGTTAACAATTAACAAATTATAAAACTATCTTATTTGTGTATTTTCAAGTAAAGCCCCGTTCCGTTATCGGGGCTTTTTTCATAGGGGTGATATAATGAAGGAAAAGAACATTTATGACCGTAATGGTTTCATCAATATACCTGCTATTTATAACATACCAGTACCGTTCATTTTTATTGTAGGTGGTCGAGGAACTGGAAAAACGTATGGAGTGTGTAAATTCGCGATCGAGAAAAAGATCAAGTTCGCTCTGATGAGACGAACGCAAACACAAGCCGATCTGATTTCCAAACCGGAATTTTCACCGCTCAAACCTGTCCTGGGCGATATGAACCGGATGTTCAAGGCCGTCTCATTAACTAAACAGAACAGCGCATTTTATGAAACAGACATGGAAGGAACGATTATTTCACCCGAACCGTTCTGTTATTCACTCGCACTGTCAACCATTTCAAACATGCGCGGTTTTGATGCTAGTGATATCTCCCTTATCTTCTATGATGAGTTTATCGCAGAAGCGCACGAACGACCACTGAAAAATGAAGCAGAAGCTTTCTTTAACTGTTATGAAACAATTAACCGTAACCGTGAATTGAAAGGGATTCCACCTGTCAAAGTGATCTGTGCCGCTAATAGCAATAATATGGCAAATGAGTTGTTCATATCACTGGGACTGGTGCTGAGAGCGGAAAAAATGTATCAGAACGGAACATCTATCTGGATTGATAAAGAAAGGGGTCTGGCACTGATTATCTGTCAAGACAGTCCGGTTTCCGAAGCAAAGGAAAAAACAGCATTGTACAATTTGGTGTCACGGGATTCTGACTTTTATCAGATGTCATTAAAGAACGTATTTACGAAAGACAGAGCGGATAACATCGGTGCTAGAAATATCAAGGAATTCAAGCCGTTAGTCCATGCCGGCGAAATGTATATCTATCGGCATAAGTCACGTCAGGAGTACTATGCGACCCCCTTCAAGTCAGGCGTATTTAAAGATAACTATACGATGAGCGAAAATGATAAAGTACGCTTTCGCTTAAAATATCGCTATCTATGGATCGCATTTCTATCACGTTCGCTATTTTTTGAAAATTATATCATACAGGTTCTTTTTACAAAATGTTTTACTTAACTATTGTCTAAAAACGGGATGTGTGTTATAATCAGAAGTGAAAAGGATGCGTAGAAACCAATCCCGGAAGGATGCGCACGTTCCAGGTTTCGGGACGGGAATCCTTTTTCAACAGGCGGTATATACAACCGCCTGTTTTATTAAACAAACCGGGAATGAAAGAGGTGGATATGGACACAAACGTAATCATGACCATGGTACAGACTTTAGGATTTCCAATTGTTTGTTGCGGCGCACTCTTTTGGCGGATGATGAAAGAGTCTGACAATCACAAAGCGGAAATGGAAAAAGTCACAGATGCATTAAACAACAACACACAGGCACTCATTCGATTGGAAGAATCATTGAAAGGAGAAAAAGAAAAATGAAACAGGAAGACATTGTAGCATTAGCAAAAGCCGGATTCACAAGAGATCAGATTGTTGCGCTTGCCGGTTTGCAGCAGACCGCCCCGGTTCAGCAGACAGTCCCGGTTCAGCAGACCGCCCCGGTTCAGCAGACAGTTCCGGTTCAGCAGACAGTCCCGGTACAGCAGACAGTTCCAGCACAGCAGACAGTCCCGGTTCAGCAGACCGACCCTGTACAGCAGACACTCCCAGCACAGCCGGAATCATCCGGTGACCCGGTTTTGGATGCTCTGATGGGACTCCGTGCGGACATGAAAAAGCAGGCGTTGCTTTTTTCATCACAGCCCGCCGTGCGACAGGAAACAACAGATGATATTTTAGCATCCATCATTAACCCGAAAGGAGAAAAATAAATGGCAAATGATTTAAGTTTTGATCAGCTGTCAACCGTGCTGACAGAAATTACAAACCAGGCAACTGGTGTAAAAAATTCCGCACCGATTAACACGGGTTCTTTTGTTACTATCGCCCAGACAGCATTGAAAACAGGATATGACCCGCTCGCTACTGCAATTTCACAGGTTCTCTCTAGGACAATTTTCTCTGTAAGACCCTACACTAGAAAGTTCAAAGGCTTGAACGTGTCAAACCAGCGCTACGGAAATCATGTGCGTAAACTTCTGACAATTGACAAACCGTTTGAGGATGATGACCGGTTGAAGCTGGTTGACGGAGAGTCTATTGATCAGTACAAAGTGAACAAACCTAAGGTTTTACAGACAAACTTCTACGGCGCAAATGTCTATCAGAAGTCAGTGACGATTTACAAAGATCAGCTAGACTGCGCGCTCAGTTCTCCCGATGAGTTTGCATCGTTCATTAGCATGTTTATGCAGAATGCGAGCGATATGATTGAGCAAGCGCATGAGGAAACCGCGCGCGCGACAATCAACAATTTGATTACGGGAATTTATAGTGCTGAAACAACACAAGAACCGAACGTCATGGCAAAATCGAATGGGGGTAGAAGAGCAATCAATCTGCTTAGCCTCTATAATCAGATGAATGGAACAACCTTAAAAGTAACCGACGTGTTTAAATCGGTTAATTTTGAGGGTTTTGTAAAATTTGCGTTCGCAACAATCAATACAATTGCTGATTTAATGACAGACAGGAACACTCTTTTCGCTTCACAGCTTACCGACTACACGGTTATTCGGCATACGCCGAAGTCGAAAATGAAATTCTATCTGTACACTGATCTGGTGAACAAAATCAATTCCGAGGTCTATTCCAGTATTTTCAATCCAGATTTTCTGAAATCTGTCGATTTCGAAAACGTGAATTTTTGGCAATCAGCCTTGAACCCTTCGGAGATTAAAAATCAGCCTGCAATGCTCGACAAAACAGGAACCGTCACTAGCGCAGGCGCTGTCACTATTTCGAATGTCTTAGGTGTCTTATTCGATGAAGAAGCGGCGGGATATACAACCGTTAATGAATGGTCTCAGCCGACCCCGTTCAATGCGCGCGGGGGATACTACAACCAGTTCTGGCATTTTACAGACCGCTACTGGAATGATTTCACAGAAAATGCCGTCATTTTCTATATCGAAGATGCCGCCATATCTTCAGCCCCGCCAATCAGTATCGTCGATACGAAAAAAGAGAATGTTTCTACTGTAAAATAAAAGAAAGGAGTAAACATGGCGTTATCAGTTACTCTTTACACCTTCTCCAAACGGCTCAACAGTACAAAAAATCCCCCCGCTGAGGGGGGATTCACTGTACAAGCCGTATTAAAAGATAACACTTCTATCATCAGACCGGAACTGGAAGTGGTCGAAAACGTGACTGCTTATAACTATGCCTATATCCCCGCTTTCTCTCGTTACTATTTTGTGCAGGATGTGATCTGGGAGAAAGGTGTATGGCGCATTGTACTGTCAGAGGACGTTCTGGCAACCTACAAAACGGTGATAGGTGACACAACCGCCTATATCCTGCGCTGTGCAACATTTCAAGACCCTACTATCATTGATAGTCTTTACCCGACAGTGGTTGGTGTAGAAAACGCATCAAGCGTAGGTTCCTGGGACTGGGTGAACCCCGACTTAGACAAGGGAACCTACGTAGTAGGACTGGTTAACAACAATGATACGGTCGCAGGCGGCGTTGCATACTACGCATTAACAGGCGCAGAGATGGCAGCTTTTCGTGCCTACATGCTCGGTTCCATTCAGTCATGGGATCAGATCACCGATTTTGCGGGAGATGTGGCGAAAGCGTTCATTGACCCATTTCAATATGTGGTTTCCTGCTTATGGTTTCCAGTCCCCGTCCCCGCTGTGGAAGGCGCAACACCGCTCGGGTTCGGGTTCTGGTCTACACCGGAACTGACAGGGCATAAGCTTGTTTCCACAACATCTACGCAGACGTTGACACTGAAAAGACCAAAACGCCCACACAATGAGGACTTGACTTATCTGAGATATCCACCGTTTGCAGAATACTACGCAGTAGCCGACCCCTGGGGCGTGATCCCACTGGACGGGAATAAAATTGTTGATGATGTTCTTTTCACAGCAACATTCGACTTTGTGACCGGAAAGGGAATCCTGCGGGTCGAGTCAAAGGTTGGTGAGGATAATCAGAACTACAGACTTCTCTACGAAGGGCAGGCGCAGGTTGGTGTGACCATACAGCTTTCCAATGTGACGTTCAACTACGAAAAATCGTTTTCCGGTTTGTCCGGCGCACTATCAGCGGCGGCGGGTGGACTCATTTCCGGTATCGCAAGTGCTTTTTCCGGTTCGGGAATTGCTTCATCCATGGAAGCGAGCAACAGCATTTTGAATACGACCGGAACAAACAGCGGTATGGCAGCAATCGGTCTCGGTCACTTTGTTGCACTGAAAGCAAACTATTTTTCACAGGTAGCATACGACAAGGCCGACAACGGTTCACCGCTCTGTCAGCACAGGAAAATTTCTGATTGTACTGGCTATGTGAAAGTAGAAAATGGCGCAATCAATTTTTCCGCAACCGAGCCGGAAAAGAAAATGGTAAAAGAATATTTAGAAGGGGGATTCTATTATGAGTGAGATTAAAATGTATTCACTGCCGACAACCGTGGCAGTAGCTATCCTTGTAATCGGCGGGAACTATGGGAACGGGACAGACCGTATCAAGCGGTTAAAGGCAGACGGCTTCGATCCTGTCAAGGTGCAGAAGTGTGTGAATGACCTTCTTCCTATTATCAAGAGGTATCGTTAATGGCTGGGAATATTCAGGTGTCTTACCAGTGGGCAATTGACACCTGCAACCGGAAAAATGTAGGCTATTCACAAACCTATCGAAATCAGCAGACAGTTAATGGAATCACTTATTATGACTGTAGTTCGTTCATCTGGTATGCGCTTTTAGCATCCGGCTTTGATGTGGTAGCCGCCCATGGCGGGCAAAGCTGGCCTTTTACCACCTATGACATGGTTGGTGCATTGGATGCTTTAGGTTTCAACCGTGTCCCGGTCAATGATCCATGGAAACCTGGTGATATTCTGGTGCGGAACAACCAGTACGGAAACCACACGGAAATGGTCTATGAGGGCCGAAGAACCATGGGTGCACACAGTTCCACTTATCCCCTAGGGGAACAGGTTTCAATTAACACGGGTGATAGCAATCCTGCTACCTGGGACACCTGCCATCGCTACGGCGGCGGAGCGACTGGGGCAAAAGGAAGCAGTGCTTATGTAGTAGCCGCTATTTGCGGTAATTTCTGGCAGGAATCCGGCATCAATCCTGGCATCTGGCAGGATTTAAATGAATCCTCATTTACGGATCTTCTAGTTGGATTCGGCCTGGGACAGTGGACAAATACAGAAGGTGACACCCATGGACGGCTTTACAAATTGCATGAATGGTTGATGAACAACGGCTATGCGGATGATGATGGAGTCGGACAGCTGAACTATCTGATTCACGAAAATGTGTGGTACAGCACGGAAGAAGCATCCGCCTATAAGAATTTGACTGAATTTTTGACCAGCGACAGCACTGATATTGCGGCATTAACCCACGCGTGGAATATTGGATGGGAAGGTATTCATGATAGTTCGTGGGACGCGCGTGTACAGTATGCACAGAACTGCTATGACTATATCATCGCTCATGCGAATGATACATCTATCACGACCTGGGCAAAAGGTAACCGTTACCTCAGCGAATCAGAGCGTTACAACAACGCAGTATTAATTTATCGCTTCCTCAGCACCGGGGCAACACCCGGAACAGGGACTACGTTTTTAATCGCGATTCTCAGTAAAAAGAAACGGAGGGACAGAAAGAATGTATAACGGCATACCCTTTTCGGCAGATTATATCAATGCGGCTAACTCGGTGATTTCGCCGAGTACCGTCCATTGCCGGAATACCAGCTTATCTCTTTATTTTCAGCGCTATCTGTTACAGAAAGCAATGAGTGTCTTCAAATGGGAAATGCCAGCAGAATGGTCAAAGAACTACACCCTTTACACTCTGTATTGTTGGGGCTTTTTCGCTGTAGTCAATACAGACAGGTACGGCGTGATCCCACAGGCCTGTGGTCTGCGCGGATATGATGTATTCTATCAGCCGACTAACGCAATCATCACGAACCCACTCCTATCCGGGACACTGGAACCGAGGATTGGTTTGCAGTGCGAACTGGTTCGGTTACAGCCGGATTACGGTGGCATTATGGACATTGTTACCTATTATGCGGATATGTTAGCTCTATGTGCGGAATCAGTAGGAATGAATCTGGTAAACAGCAAGCTTGCTTATGTCTTTGCCGCCGAGAACAAAGCTATGGCGGAAACATTCAAAAAGCTGTATGATCAGATTGCGGCGGGAAATGCAGCTGCTGTCATTGACAAACAGTTATTCCGGGAAGACGGAAAGGCGAGCTGGCAGATGTTCAACCAGAACGTCGGTCAGAACTACATTGCAGATCAAGTGCTTTCGGATATGCGGAAAATCGAAGCTATGTTCTGCACGGATGTGGGCATCCCGAACGCCAACACGGACAAAAAGGAACGGTTAATCACAGATGAGGTGAACGCTAATAAGGTGGAGACACGTTCAAAGTGTGACCTCTGGCTGGAAGAATTAAAAGAATCCTGCAAGAAAGTGCGAGAGATGTTCGGCATCAAACTGGATGTGGACTGGCGTTACAAAGGAGGTGTAGAAGATGGCAACGTTGAGCCTGTTAGGACTGTATAATTATGATGAATCCCTTTTGGATGGACTGATCGAAAGTTTACCAAACAGATATGGTATCCCATCTGGCTATGCAGATTCCTACTACACGGATGTTATCATTGATCCTCGGACCGTAGTGGAAAATCTGCTGGTGGAATGCGCCGAGTTTGAAATCTTGTATTCAGACTTTAACGCATTAAAGCGCATCATCAAAATTTGGTCTGCAAAAGAGAAACTGGTGTGGCAGAAAATGTATAACACAATATGCTACAAATATAATCCTATATGGAACAAAGACGGAAAATCTGTCTGGACGGAACGGCAGAGCGCAACCGGAAAGAAGACAGAAACGGAAAAAGGATCAAAAACCACCAACGCCAATGGAACAACCAATGATGAATATACATCAACTAGCAACACAACAAATAAAACAACCGGAACGGGTACAAATACCCGCACGGGAAGTGATGAGACAACCGGAAAAGTCAGTGCCTATGACAGCACAGATTTTCAGAACCGGGAGAAAACAAACAGCACAGCAAGCGAAAACAACAGCACCGAAAGCACAGAAGATTTCACTGGCAACGGAAAAGTAACAAATTCCGGAACGAAAACGATTGTGAATACAGGTGATGAAACGAATAATGTTTCACGTGAAACATCTGACAACAACACGGGTGAAACAACGCATGAACAGACAGAAACCGGAAACATCGGAATCACGTTAACTCAGAATATGATTACTGCGGAACGCGAAATCGCCATGTTCAATATCATTGATTTTATTATCAACGATTTCAAAGAACGTTTTTGTTTACTTATTTATTAAAAGGAGGATGTAAATGGGATTATTTGATCAGTTTCCATACACTAATTTTCATGAATTAAACCTTGACTGGATTCTCGGACAGATGAAAAACGTCGAGGAGTATGTGAAAAACATCGAAGGCGTAATTGGAGAAACCACTCGTGAGATGATTGAAAGTCTGTATGAAAAAGGACTTTTGACTACGCCATACAATGTCATTTCAAACGGGGCGGATAGCACCGGTGTGAAAGATGCTTCTACCATCATCCAGACGGTGCTGAATACTTTTAAAATCTGCTTTATCCCGAACGGTATGTACCGTCTGGAAAAGCCAATTGTGGTTGACAGCGGGATGCTCATTCTCGGTGAATCGGCAACCGACACCATTTTGAAATGCGTAAATAATGACGGCTTTGTCACCCGTGACTTTGATGACCGTACTGGGAAAGGAAATGCAGAAGCACCGCATGGATTCTGCATTTACAATCTGCATCTGAGCGGCAATGACATGCATATGGGTGTGAAAATCTACGGCTATCACTACTTCATCCAGCAGTGTTTCATCGAACATTTCAAAACTGGCGTCTATTCGGAATACAACAAAAATACGGGTTTTACGCCGTCTGGTGATACATTCGAATCGTATATTGAAAAATGTTTGATTCAGCACTGCACAACATGCATCGACTATCTAGGCCCGTCTGATTCTTTCATCAATCATGTCTGCTTCTCAAATGCTAAGATGGGTATTCTTTTAACAACCTCTGCAACCTCATGGTCAAACGGCTGTTCTGTCAATAACTGCCATGGATATACCATTTTCGATGATGATGACGGCTGTTGTTATGACATCAAAGCCCCGGTTTTTCTTAATAACAGCACGGGCGAATCATCTGACATCGGGTGTATGTTTGAAACAAGCATGGGTGCTAGTGTCAACGGAGGACATTTTTACAACAATAAGTATGGGATTGTTATTGAAACGAGGAGCAATGTTATTATCAACGGTGCGGAATGCCGCGGCAACAAAACGGCAGAAGTCCAGAATGCACAGGAGTTAGCAGACAGTTACATTAACATTATAACGCACGGTGCAAACGTAAAAACGCTGGATGAAGTCGGTGCAATCAATCCTAGAACCTGTTCATTAAAAATATACAATGAACTGGATGCGCATGTTATCAACAGACCGAAATGCTTGCAAAAACAGCATGTAGTACCATCCACGCTGACCCCCGGTACGGCAATTAAAATTAGTGACAGGTATCCGGCTATCGTGTATCAGACAGGTGGAACAGGTATCTATGTGAATGACAATGTCACTTCTGACCCGATTGGTGATGTGAACACGTTCTTTGTTCCGGCTGGCGGACATTGGTCTTTCGCTACAGTACCTAGCACTATCACTTATCAGCCAATTCTGATTTAAAATAAAAGAGGGCTTATAGCCCTCTTTTTAAATTAAGCAGATGATTTTGTCACCGTTCTTACAATAGAAAAGTTTGAAGAAGCTAACTTCCATTTTCATGAAAGTCGGATTTTGTTCAAAACAGCCATTAACTGTATTGGAATAGACTTCTCCGTGTTCATCGGTAATGATTACCAATGATTTATTTTTGAGGTTACCACATGCTAATAATACGTCACGTAGTGTCATAATATTCTCCTTTCTATATTCTCATCAAGACCACTTCTATGATTCTGCCCCGGATAGCGAAACAATAAACTTTGTATTCTCCGTATTTTTCTAGGCCGTCCGAGATTGATAATAGCTTGACATTGCCGTTAATCATAACCTTGAAAAATTTCCTTGCGTTACAATTGGAACACATTTCAAATAGCTTTCGTAATGTCATGTAATTACTCCTTTCTATGTTTCATGTGAAACATCAAAAACCGAATAAATAAAGTGTAGGCGGCGCTATGATTGATAGCACTGCCAAAAGCGATAATGCCGTAATCTGAATTACCTCCTTCATCCAATTCACCTCCCGTATTCATATGTCTCGCCGTCTGGTGAAACATATTCATTCCACCAGCTGGGTTCATCGTCGCCGAGATCGTCGATGAGAACCTCATATCCGGTAGCATGGAAAAACGTATCATTGCCGTTATAACTAAATTTCTTGTCACACGGAATGCGATCTAATTCAGCTCTTTCAATTATCTTCATATAATTCCTTCCTTTCTATGTTTCATGTGAAACATTAAAACCTGTTATCTTGTTTCTAAAAAGATTATATCACTTTACTAATAATTTGTCAACAACTATTTTATATTAACTAAAACTTGTGCTGTTAAAAATTATAGTGCATAGACAAGCGCATGTGGGAACTTTAACACTTTACCACGTTAAC